GTTGCTTTCACGAATAGCAATAGTTCCAGTACCATTAAAGTTAATCCAGTTCTCTGCCCCAGCTTGGCCATCACTTACTGATTTCTCAAGACCATACAAATAGACTTTACCAGATGCAATGTTACCTGTGCTATATAAGAACTGAATAGCATCTACCTCTACGGTAGCTTCACGTTCACCAGCACCCCAGTTTTGAATGAAGAGGCCAGAACCACTTGTGCGAGAGATTTGCCAACGAACAGATGGACGACCTTCTCCAGAGGAGACTAAATCCAACGTACCATTAACACCAGTCTCACCAGTAGCATTACCTACGTTAGCACTCAGGTTAATTGCTGAGTCACCAGCACTTGATTGGTCAGTGGCAGTTCCGTTTGTGGCAACAGAACGAGCTGAGTACTGATAGTCACCAGCACCTGAGTCAAACGTACTTCCACCATCACTGGAGAAACGCATAAGCAAGGGTACGTTATCTGTAGATGGGATTACAGCATCAAACAACAAATAATAGCCAGAGTATTTTGTGTTATCTAGCAGAAACTCAATATTTGCACTGTTGCTTGCGGTAGCAGAGCTTATTAGTGTCGTACTGCCCGGACTGACAGCAAAGTCAGAAGCTGTAGCTGTGACATATACAACAGCAGAACCTGTCAGTGTGATTGCAGCACCTGCGTTTGAACTCTCGGTAACTGAACGAGTGAGTGTGGTACCAGAGGCTGTATAGATGCCAGTGCCAATCTCCCAGTCATTGCCATCTTCAATGATATAACGAACAACATTGCCGTCAACCACACCAGCAGCAGCAAAAGACTGATAACCAGTGGATGCTGACCCTAGTGTAATAGTACCCGTGCCAGTAGTGGCAGTGGTCATCTTAGCTCTGTTGACGAGAGTTACCATTTATGTTGTACCTTATGCGATACGGACTACAGCATTAGAAGCATCTGCCGTAGGGAATGAAATCGTAAAGTCACCAGCAGTTGAAGACACAGTGCCACCAAAGTCAAACACTGCAATAGCAGCATTGGATTTGCTTGAGTTGTAGATGATACAACCATCAGCAGACACAGTAGCATTGCTAATAACTTCATCAGCAAAGTCAACAAATGCAGTCGTACCACTCAAAGAAATAGTAGCTGAATCAAGGGCATAGCCACCTGCTGCATAGTTGGTGCCAGTAGCTTCATCAGAGTTACCAGTCACATCACTGTAGTTAGTCGTAGCTGCACCATACGTTCCAGCAGGTGAAGCTTTAATCAGAGCAACCTTAATAACATCAGTATCAAGGTCGTGAACACCACCCAGAAGACCTTGCTTAAAGCTGCTGCACATTGCGGTAGTAATAGCCATTTGTTAGTTCCTTTGCATTTTCCGTGGTTCTAGGAAAGTTTCATTGTGAAGACGTTTAAGCTCTTGTAGATTGTCTACCACTAAAGCTTCAATGTGTGTGTAGCCATGTTCAACGGCGTACTTGAACCTGTTGTTACCAATCATACAACGGTACAACTTCCCGCTATCATCTGGCTGAGGTCGCCTGTCAAACGGATGTGTATTACTCTTAAAGCCTTCTTCACTAGACAATAGAATAGGGTTTAACATCCCCTTAGCTTGCATAGACTTATTAAAGATATTGAAGAAGTTGCTATCACGTAGGTTATCATTCAAGCTAAAGATGTCGCTGATAGCTACAATGCTAGAACCCTCATATTTATTAACTGCTTCCAGTACCTTAGCACCATCCAGCATACGAATCTCTTTTGTGTAAATAACATATGGTATCTTTAAATGTTAGAAAGGGGCCAGCATAAAGCCAGCCCCTAACTGTGTAGCTATTATGCCACGTTGTACTTAGCCGAAACCAGAGCTTCGGGACGCAGGATCTTGCGGCCATACAGGTGCATACCACGCACGATGTCGGCAAACGAGTCTGGGTCACGGTAGGTTTCAACCTTGTTGATCTGCTCAGCGGTAGCAACAGCCGAGTCATGACCAGCAACGATCACACCATAGTTGGTGTTCTGGTTTGCAGTACCAGCCGTGCCAGCACCCGTACCAACCGCAGGAAGGTTGTTCGAAGTGTACACACGGAAGCCATGCAGGTTGTTCAGCACGAGGCCGTTCAACAATCCCGAACCACCAAAGTCAGCATTCAGGACACGTGAGTCTTCGTCCTTGAGCATTTCCATGAAGATTGGGTCCAGAACGATCCAACGACCACGGGTATCCACGTTGTTCTGATCAAGCAAACGGCCCATACGAGCAATGATCTGCAGCGGGGTAGCAGTGGAGGTCGAAATCGAGGTAGCACCAGTCAGACGAGGAGCAACTGGGATCGAGTGATCGCCTGCACCACTCGTGGTGATGTTGCTGAACGAGCTTTTCTTAAGCTTGTTAGCAGCCAACAGTTCGTCAGTGCCAGCCGCAGCATTAGCAACCGTACCCGAAACAGTGGTGTTAACGGTGTCAGCAACTTCACTTTCAAGAGGCGAACCAGCGGAAGCCGGGGTCAGCTTGTAGCCTGACAGGTAGCCAAGGACTTCTTTGTCCATCTGATCAGCCAAACGATAAGCTGAACGGTTGGTGGCCAAAGCCATGAAGTCAATGTGGCTGTGAGCCTCTTCGATGTCGTCCAGTTTGAACGCAAAGTAGTTCGACTTGTCCACAACCAGTTGATAATCGCTGTCAGCAAGGTCTTGCGTAGCAATGGTTTTACCACGTGCATACTCATTGACCGTAACTTCCGGCTCTTTCATGATGCGAACAGTGTCGCCTTGGTTTGCGATTTCACCAAAGTAATCGTTGTTGGTGATTGCATTAACAACTGCACTCTTGCGGAATGCAAGCTGTACTTGCTTGGAGTAGATAACGGGCGAAAATGCGCCGTTAGGCAGGTTACTATAACCTGATACTGATGCGAAAGCCATTGGGATTCTCCTTATAGATATGGCTATGTGATAGTGAAACACGTCATATCCACACAAGAGGCCAAGAGTGTTAGGGTGGTCAGCATTGCAATTAGGATTGCCATCCGTATGCGCTGGGCCTAGACTGTTGGGTAGTTCTATATCGTGGCTTAGTGCTTGTTAAAGCAAGGTAAGTAGAGGGATCAAGTCTACCTACACTTGCAATCAGTTATACTTGCGAGTTAACACTTGTCAAGTATTTATTTTAACGTGATACATCATAGATGAATTTACCACTGCGGATAGCATCCATGATTTCATCAGCGTGTTTCTCATAGTCTTTTGTAGACATCTTGTTAACATACGATTCACGCAGATACTTCTTGGTTTCATCTGCCTCAGGTGTATTGCGTGACCGTGCTTTAACAGAAGATGCTGCTGCCTTGTCATACGAGTTGCTTTGCTTGCTGATACCATTATCTGCTTTGTACAAGTCAATCACACGTGCAACAGACTTGGCATCATCAAAGTTCTCATATAGGGCATCTTGTACCCACTTAGGCTGTCCACCAGCCCACTCATGGAATGTATCATCAGAGCGGATCTTCTGGAAGTCAGGGTGAAGGCTAAGCAATTCAGCTTCTGCTTTCTCACGCTTAACATTGGTACGCATATCCTCAATCTCTTTGAGGCGCTTATCCAAATCCTTAGAACGCTCAGATGCTTTCTTGTCAGCAATAGCTTCAACAATGCCAGCTACATCAGGATACTTCTTAGCCCAAGCTTCAATGTCTTGTTCATTCTTAGGCAACACAAGTTCATTACGTGCAGCTTTGCTAACTTGCATTTCTAGCTGATCAAAGCGTTGCTTCCACTCCTGCTCTTTGTCTTGCATATGCCGACGAAGGTCACCGTAGCGTTTCTTGAAAGACTCTTCTTCTTTGCTTAATGGTTCAGCATCTGATTGCTCTACTTCTGTAGACTTAACAACACGATCTTCCTGCTCAGTATCTTCTTCTTCATCTTGTGCTGTGCCGTTGTGTTGTTCCATAAGCTGCTTGAGTTCCTCTTCATCACGCTTAACACGTGCAGCATTACGCATGTGTGAAGCAGAGTCCAAGCCTTGTTGTGCTACGTCCGACATTATATTCTCCTTATGTTGGGGCCAGCACGATAGCTGGGTAGCCTTATTGTTATATGGTAGGTTAGAGAGTGTTAGCGGCCACCGCCTGTTAGACGATCTGGGCTATTAAAGCCGCCAGCTTTTTCTTCATCATTTTTATCTTGTCCAGTAGTTCTATCTGGTCGTTCTGGTGGGGCTGCTACAGCACCCATACCGCTATCAAATCCTTTTACTGCACCATACGTGTCTTTACCACTATCGTCTTTACCAACAACTTCTGACATTGATACTTCCTTGTCAGCGCCAGTAATGAAGTCAGCAATCTTACTCATCAATCCGGGCTTCTTAGGATCTTCTGTAGCCTCAGTGCGAGAGTAACCTTTTGCTTCCATTACTTTATTAATGGCTCTAGTCTCAAGTTTGTTAGCACCCAGCATAGCTATTCCAACAGGAGCAGCAACACCCGTAGCCATAAGACCTGTTGCTACTTTCTTAGTAGCCTCAAGTTGATCAAGCTGCTTGTTGAGGTCTTCTGCACTCATGCTTGCATAATCAGGACGCTGCCAATCTGCTTCTGGTTCAGACTTACCGCCCTTTTCTTCTGTAACAATGTTTGCAGTATCTTGTGTGCCTTGCTTAGGTGCAGAACTCTCAGTGTAATACCCAACAGGTACAATACCCATAGGCTGACCATTATAGTAAGGAATAGTAATTGACATACCAGCATCATTAACATACTTACGATACTCTACGCCACCTGTACTAGCTGTTCCTGAAGGGCTAGGCATTCCTACACTTGCAAGATTTGGTTGCTTGATGTATGATGGGTAGCTAAGCTGCATTCCACCTTCTTGATAGCCAACCAAAGCACCACGGGATGCTTCCATTACTTCACCCTCTGTATCATCCTCTGATACAAGTTCTTCATCTGAGAACGGAAGGTCATCCATTTCCTCTTCAATAGGCGCACCACCAATGCGACCATCTTCATCCATAGCCTGTAACGACTTCTTAGCTTTGCTACGTAGGTCTTCAAAAAACTTAACACCATAATAGCGTAGAACGTCTGCGGGTACAACGTATTCCCCTTCTGAAAGTTTGGCATCAACGTCATCCCGTACTTCCTGAGGCAACGCACCCGGTGGTACATCATTGCCAGACACAGGGTCTATCTCCATGCGAGACTCACTAAGTGCAGCCTTCATTTGATCTTCTTCACTAGATGCCATTGACTTTATCCCTCAAGTATTTCATTTTACGAAGCATACCAATAGCGCCTTGCGCTCTGTATAACTCAGCTTGATTTTCAGTTTGCTCAAGCTTCTTGTGTTGATCTGTAATCCAGACATCAACTTCTTCACAAAAAGCATCCCATTCGGGTTTATTATTGACGAAACTTTTAAGCGACATTACCAGCAAATCCTTGCTCACCCGGAACAGGCGCAGTACCTGTACCAATAGTACCACCACCTGCACCAGTCATGTCTTGTGGTGCTAGGCCAGCAGGAACGGGCTGACCATCAGGCCCAACCTGTTCACCACCCGGCATAGACGCAGCAGGTTGCTGGAACCCTTTGAGAATCTCTGCTTGGATGGCTGCATCTTGCATAGAGTTTGTAACCTTATTAGGATCAAGGTCCATGCTCTTTGCAATTTCACGGATAATATAATCCATCTTTGCGAAAGGTGCAAGTGCTGGATTCTGTACAACACCAAGAAACTGCATCAAGCGTTGGCTACGTACTTCATTAGCCATCAGGCTTTCCGTACCATTCGCAATAACTTCAAGATCACCCTTGATGCTCTGGTCAAAGTCAAACTGCATATTGAATGCAAAGAAAGCACGACCCATAGGAGCAAGAAGGTAATCATCGACGTTTTTAACAACACTGCGAATAGATCCATTGGCTGCACTCATCAACATAGAAATGCCAGATGCTGTACGACCAACACCACTAACACCCGTCTGACCATGTGCAAAGCTTGGGAAGCCCGTGCTTTCATCAGCTAATACACGTGCCTTATCAAACAGTTGCATATTTTCTGCAGCTACGTTGGGGAACTTGGTGCCAAAGATAGCCTGACCGGGTGCGCCACCCTGACGACGGAATACCTTACCGGGATACACAGATAAGTCCTGTCCCGGCACAAGGTTTGTTTCATCAATCTCAATCAGCAAGTTACCGCTAAGCACAGCATTGTCTACTGCCATACGCATAAAGCCATTCATAAGCGTCTGCGTATCATCCATGTTCTCAGCAATACCAACACCAAAGAAACTGTATGGGTTATGCTCAAATGGTACTGCATAGTAAGGGATGCGGCTAGGCTTAAAGGGGTTCAACACACAACGCAGAACTTGACCATTACACACCCAGATGTTGCAGTTAACTTCATCCAGCTTACGCAATTCACGTGGGATCTTAATGCCATACTCTTCAAGCAAGTCAGTATCAACAAAACCCCAGAACTCAAGGACTTCCCAGCGTTCCGTATTGGCAGGCATGGTATCATCATCTTCCATGTTCTGTTCCCAATACTTACGCTCATAGTTTGAACCCATGTCAATAGACTTCTGAATGGACTCAGCTAAGAAGTAAGGCCGACTACGTAATGCACGAAGCTGATTGCGAGACATCTTGTGACGCTCAATAACATACTCAGCATCATCCATGCTTGCAGCTTCTGGGTCTGGATAGAAGTTCCACACACTTACGTGATTCGTTGATGGTACAGTCTTAATGAGAGGCTCATAGTCACCCTTCTCATTCCAGTTAGGGTACTCTTTATCTACAGCAAACGGACCCTTCATAACACCCGTGCCAAGCAAAGCCATCTCAAATGCCATGCTACGCAAATGCTTAGATGCCCCAGATTCATTCAACTGATCGTGAATCTTCTTTTCCATCTTCTTAGCTGCAACCATTGCAGGATGGAATGTTACACTAGAAGGTGTAGTACCGGGGCCTTCAATGAGCTTATCACCAACAGGCAATAGCTTATTCTTAAGACCACCAAGACGCTTCTCCAAAGATACACGTGTCTCACCCGGCATAAGCTTAGTATCAGGGCCAAACAAATATGTAGGAGCCTGTTCTTCACCGAAGGCACCCTTGAGCATCTGTTGCGCTGGGCCTGCATTAGGATCAAGGTTAATGTGTACAGACTCTGCTACACCATCTGGCAACACAGAAGGCTCAACAGACAGAGGGAACTTATTGTTACCAAACAGAACGTCTACAATCTGTCCATATGCTGCTAGTGCTTTAGTCTTAGTGATCTTAACAAAGACACGAGACTTCTCAGTAGATGTAAACTGAACGTCTGTACCATAGATACCACGGTAGTTTCTATAGGCACGTAGCCAACGGGTCTCATCTGCCTGCCGTGAATCCTCAGCCCGCTTAAAACGCTGTTCTACAAAGGACACAATGCTGCTAACACTGCTAAACAAAGTGTCATCTGCAGATTCTGCAGCTACTACTTCATCCGTTTCATATGATAGATCGTAGATCTCAGCCATTATATTATCCTATTCAATAGCCAAACATGGGGTCAGATGCTTGGAAGCCTGAGCGTTGCTTAGCAGGATCGAAGTCCCACAGGCTACTTCTTGGGCGAGTCATGATGCCGTACCGTAATGCATCGTACAAGTGGTCTTCCGAGTTAGTATCAACATCCTCAGGGTTACGCTTATCCAAAGGGATAGTAGGTATCTGAGCAATAGTATTGGTGCAGGTAGAGAAGAACACAAGACGGGGTTCCTCAGTGAACTCATCTACCTGCAAACGGCGGTGTATCTCGTTCTTGCCTGAAACACGTGAGCCACGTGAGCGGTCAGAAGGTCTCCAACGGCAACCCTTCATGTTCATCTGCTCAGCAAGTGACGGTCCAGTATCCCCTCTGTTGTGCCAAAGGGACGAGTCCAATACGCCGTAACGAATTGTACCATCTTCATGCTCTGCATCTAAGATCATATCAGCTAAGTCAGTAGCCGTAACCTTAGAGCAATACATTTCACGATATACTACAAGCTGCTCACTAGGGGATACAGCAAACCATAACACACCTGTATAAGACCCATACCCATAGTCACATGCTCTAAACTTAGTCCACGACTTTGGTATATCAAATGGGTCAACTACATGTATCCTTCTGTTAAACTCAGGAAAGGCAGCACCTTCGTTAATGTCCCAGTTACCCTCAAGCAACTGCTTACGTTGATGCTCAGGTAGTGACAGAAGCATTGCCTCATAGTCACCAGTATCTGCTAGATAAGGGTTGTCAAACAAACTAGCGGGGATAAATCTCCGCTTAAATAACGGTTCATCTTGTCTACTATGTCCCTTAGGAAATACAATGGTCTCTCCAGTTTCAATGTTTGTAGCCCAGAATGCCTGATTATAAGGTGCTGGGTCAATGAATGTCTTCTTAACCCATGAGTGACCTGCTCCACCGGGGTTAGTCGTAGCCCTCATGTATAGCCCTAGTGTCTTGCTATGTGCGCTACGTAGACGTGAACGCATGTAGTCCCAAGCAAAAGGTGTATGCCACTGTGTAAGTTCGTCAAAGCCAATCCAGTTAAATGCCTGACCTTGGTAACGTGTAACGTCCATGTCCTTATCAAGGTAGGACATCCAGAGGCGACCACCACGAGGGCTAATCCATTGTGACTTACGTTCAGACCACTTAATCCCCGGCACAGCTTTAGGGTAAAGCTCTTGGCTCTTCTGGATAAGTTCACGCAATTCTTCTGTAGTATGTCGTACAAGCAATCCACTAAAGTTTGGATCATTCAAACCATGAAGCGGATCTGCAAGCATAGCATAAGATTTACCACCACCCGCTGCACCACCATATAAAACCTCACGTTCACTAGCACTAAGGAATGCAGTCTGTGGTCCGGGGTTAGGCTTAAAGACTATCTGCTGTGCTTCCTCAACGTCATACTCCGCAGCCTTAACTTGTGCAGGTACAGTTGCGCTGGGCGTAGCTTCTTGCTCAGTCTCCGCCTTTGATTGAGTACGCACCGATGCTGTTCTTTTCGAGCTTCTCGATTTCCGCAAGGGTTTCTTCGAGCCACTGGGCAAGCTTGCGTTTAGTTGAAGCTGCTGTCTTACGTCTTCGCTCAATGTCTACTCGCTTCTTTAAACCCATGTGAGATATATGGCGACCTGTCTGCTTAATTAACCATTGTGCCACTTCACGGTAACTATACTGCTTTAGGTGCTTCTTTGCAAGCTCTAATGCTTCAAGCTCACTAACAATAGGTTCAAGAAGCTTATCATTCTCTGGATGTACACGATAGCCAAATGGTACGTTAGTCGTAAGTCTGACTACAACGTGCCACTCTTTCTCTTCACCTTTGTATGGCTTAGGTAATTCCCAGAAGCCTAGTTCAGTCCTAGAGATAAACATATCTTACTATTCGTTGTTGCCTTCTTTAGCAGGAAGGATAAACACTCCCCCACTACTAGATGTAACGTCCATGCGCTCAACCTTACCAAAGCCAGCACGGTCAAGCAAATCCTTAGCTGCAGTCATCTTATCACGAATGCCTAGCTCTGTTGGGTCCGTAAGGGCAGCACCCATAGCCATAACAGCCTTAGGAGCAATACGTGCAAAGTAACTACGTGTAGCATCTGCAATCTCATCTTTCAATGTATCAACGATGTTACGTGTAGGAGTATTCTCACTGTAACCAGCAAGCTTCTTGGCAAGCAAGATATCCCCTTTAGCCTCATCAAATAAGACTTCCATGAACTTCTGTTGCTTTTCATTTAGCTGCTTAGACATATTACCACTTCCCTTGTTGGACACCTAGTCCATATATGACACCCACAAGTATAGTCATACCGACCAATACAATAAGAGTGCTTAGTACAAATGTAATGACAGACTGCTTAAACTCTGCCTTGCGATACTCAGTGTCACGCTTCTGCTTACGCACTTGACCCTCAATACGTAGATATTCTTCCCAACCCTTAGGGCCATACGATAATGAGATAAACTGCTTTAGGTCATACCGCTGAGCTTCAAGCTTCTTCTTGTTAGCAAAGATCTCAGCAGCATCTAAACCTGTGTTACCAAACTTGTACCACGGTGGGTTCTCAGCTTGGCTCTGCATGAAGTCCATATCAGATATGGCAGAACCCCAAGCAGAAAGCTGTGAACCCATATCATGTAGCTCTTTACCAAATGCAATACCCTGCTTGATGGCATTGTAGGCTGCACTGGCACCAGCCATAATTGTAAATGGGTCCACGACTATCTCTCCCCCCCAGAAGATACAAGTCTATCTTAGTCTTACTTTCGGTATGCAGCAGCCTTCTTGGCTGTTATAACATCACCATTAGCATCATCAAAGAGAGCATTCATAAAAGCTTGTTGTTTTTCTGTAATGGTACGTGCCATATTATTATTACATCAACTCAAAATGAGGACCATCAATAAAGGGCCGTTTGCCTTGACTGCGGCGCAAATCAATGTAATCCATCATAGCTTGTTCCATAGTACCTTTGTAC